AAGCGGCAACAATCGTAGCGGCAGTTGCATCGCGGCTTCCGCAAGTGTGCTGCTTGATCGACTGAGACATATTGACTTCATCAAAGCCCAACACGCCAGTGCCCATCATGCCGTTGCGGAATTGCTTACTGATGGTGTCGGTAGGATTGAACAAGCCCTTCATACCTTCAACCAGACCAGCGTTTGCAGCGGGGTTAACCGTTGCATAACGGGGCGACATTACAGCGGCGTTTTCATTCAGCTTCTGCTGGGCTTGCAACAGCACCAAAGAAGTCGAAGGAGTCGTGCCAGGGGTGCCGACAGTGTTACCGATGGTTTTGTACGCATTGGCAACATCAGCGTCAATGCTGGAGGCCAACTGGCTGATACGAGGCTTCAACACACGCTCTGCGAAGTCATCCAACTGCATGGTCAATTCAGCGGAAGTGAAGTTCACGCCGATATGCTTTTGCGAGGCGACAGACAAAGTGGTGAACTGTTCGTTGTCGTCCTGAACTTGCAGGGCGGCACCGTCAGTGACCAAAGCGCGGTCGGGCAGACGAATACGCAGAGTAGAACCGATCTTGGCACCTTCAACAGCGAAGCTGTCGTCGTACTGACGGTTTACGTTACGGGTGAGTACCAAGTTGTTCTCGAGGATTTCGAGAGCCTTCCGGGTAATCATATCAATGGTTAGGATACTATTAGACATGAAAAAAAGTCCTTAAAAAAAGTTAGCGGGTTTGCGCTTCCCACTTCTTACGCTGGCGTGCCCTTTCGGCTTCAATCCACTGCGAATCCGTCATGGTCTTGATAGACCTGGGATCAGTAGTGTCATAGGCCGGTGATCCAGTGGATCGGGCAGTGACAGGCGAAATCGGCGCTGGCGCGGATGTCGTACGTTTCATTGGTGGATCAGACGCCAATTTGGCTTCAATCTTCCCAATTTCCTTTGCCTGTGCAAGCGGGGCTAGGCGAGATATACGCTCTGCATCTTTGGGGTTAGTTCCGAGGTAGTAAGCTAACTCAGGCCCAACATCCGAAGACCGAATCGTATCGGCCATCACGTCCGTAATTGGCAGCTTGGGGTTGTATGCGACTTGTTCAAAGTCATCATACTTAGCGCGGGCTTCCTCTTCCTTATCGTGATAACTCTCAAGAACTTGCGAGTGCTGCTTGGCCGCTTCACGCTGCGCGATCAGTTGCTCGGCCTTTTGATAAGCCAACGCATCGGCGTAAGCCTCTGGCGTTTCAAACTGATCGACAGACTGCGCTGCCGGAGCCCTTAAGGTTTGCGTTTCCGCAAGCCTCTGCGCTTGTTCCCGCTCCCACTTTCGTTGCTCTCTTGCGAGGCGTTTTCCAATAGCTGCATCAAGTTCCTCTTGCGAGAAGGTCTTGGGTGCTTCTGCTTCCGGCGCTTTAACTTCAGGTTCAGGTGCAGCCGTTGCTTCCTGTTCCGGCGCGGGTTCTACTACCGCTAGGTTTTCTTCTGACATTTTTCGATTCCAAAGAATCCCTGGTGAACGCACCAGTACGTTTTTTCAGCATTATGCTGGAATTTTGTCTTTACAGTATGGTTCTTGTCATAGTTGGGCCTGATGAATAGGTTACCACTAAAGATTTATATGGGCCAAGGGTAAAAGACCCGCTTGTTGCACCCGTGTTTACACCGTTAACCGCAATGTTGCTAACCGTACCACCAAAAATAGTAATGACTTCGGTAGAGTACCCCGCCGTAATTGTTTGTGGGGATGATGTACCCCCAATCGCCGCAGTTCCACCGGGATTTAACCCAGTGTTATTTTGATAAACAGAAGTTACATTTGCGGCTATAGAACACGCGGGGGACAACGAAACATCGTTGCCAACAGCGGTCGTATAAGTAGCGCCAGATTCTTCTTTAATAGCTGATGATGTAGTGTTAAATATGCGGTTGCCAATTAACATAGCGTGGGTTGCCGTAGCCGCAATATGTATCCCGTACACGCCAGAATTTTCAATGTAGCAATTAGATACAACACCGTTAGTAGACGATACATAAATTGCATCGTTAAGACATCCATTAACGGTTACATTGTCAACGGTAGTTCTTGCGCCTAAAATAATTCCGTAAGAAACACTAACACCTTCAAGAGCGCCATTTGATATGCTTATATCAACACCGGTTGTTTGAATAGATAATGCCGCCGGATTTCCCGTGCCACTTGAGCCTAAAAAAGAACAATCAAGTATAAAATCACTAATAGTTACGGAAGAAATACCGTCCGTAGTAATCCCAGAGTTATCGTACAACGATATAGCAGTGCCCCAACCAGTAGTTGGATGTTTTGGCCGTCCGGTGAAATTAGTCGCAACAACACGGCTTGTCGTGCCCGTAGAAAGCCCTGGCGCTTTGTAAATTCTAAGAGCATTGCCAGCTTCATTTTTTAATGTTACGTTGGTGATAACTACTTCTTGAATATTTGCGCCATTGATTGAATAGGCAAACGGCGTGACGCTAGTAAGCGTGTTTTGTGTTTCCGATGTTTCATTATTTATAGCAATGCAATCGTCGCCGGAATAAATGTTGCAGTTAGCAATTGCTACTTTATAGCACCCCGAGCCGACCCTAATTCCATCTTCAAAAGAAAAAGTACCGGAATGTATATTTGCAAAATCTATGTTTACATTACTTACCAAAACGTCCATGCAATAGCTAAATTGCATCCGGCAAGCACTCCAACTATCCAATAGCGTAATGCTTTGCACACGCACATTTTTTACGTTTTGAAAAGCAATATGCGTTTGGCCTATGGCACTGGCGGCGGTGCATTTGATTGTCCCGCCAGTAACGCTAATGTTTTCATTACCTGTAGACGGTGTGCTGTTTACAAACAAGGCTTTTTGGGTTGACCCCGTTTGGTTGTACCCGTTAACGCCGCTTGCAACCCCGCCAGCCGTTATTAAAACGGCCGAGGCGTCCATAAGAATATGGACGTTAGAAGGCAATGCAATTGATGGGTTTGCACCTGACTGAGTTGCAAAATAAAATGAACCTTTAGGCACATAGACCGTGCCGCCGGAAGAAACCGAGGAAACTGCGGCGATAAAAGCCGCCGTAGCATCCGTAGCACCGTCCGCTACCGCACCAAAATCTAAGACATTTGCAGTAGCCCCCGTAATCATTGAATACGAAACTTTTGTGAGACTCATGCTAATTGCTCCTCTGTTGGGCGGGTTAAAGTTGGATGTTCCCATTTTGCAATGTATGGGCCTTTTTCATCTGAATCATCTTGCACCACAATTGTTCCTGACGGACTAAAATCTTTGTCCCACAAATCTGGGTAAATTGATTTGATTTTTTCAACAATGTTCATTATGCGGCCCTTACCAATACACCACTAAAATACGTTGCTGAAGAACCGCCGCCAATTCCGGCGGTTGCGGCGGTGATGTAAACATACAATTCAACGTAATCGGTTGACCCATTAAAATAAATAACATCTTGCACGTTTGATTCACCAGACGGCGCTTGAACGTAAGGGCCGTATTTGTAAATCGACCCATTTTTATAAATAGCGGATGCCATAGATGTTGAAGCAGTTGACCCGCCGGAACCAATTTTGCCATTGATTTGGTAGTAGCCCGCAATGGTTGGCGTAAACCGATAGTTGGTTGTTGAATCAAAATTGTTGTTGGTATCAAATGTTTCCGTATCCAACTGCACTTTGGTGTACACACCGGATGTTATGGTTTGATTGGTGGCACGGTACACCGAAAATGCTGGCCCAGACCCTGCCGCATCTTTCCAGACCGGCGTTCCAGCACCAACAGATGCTAAGACTTGCCCGCTTGTGCCCGCCGCAGTAAACGCAAACGCCGTACCATTTCCAAATGCTACCGCCCCGTTTGTTGGTGTGCTAGTGCCATTTGTGCCGCCATTGGCAATCGGCAATGTTCCACTTACATGGGTGGTAAGGCCAATCTTGCCCCAGCTTGGCGCGGTTGTTACGCCGCCCGAAATAAGCGCATTGCCGGTAGCTACATCAGCAAGTTTGGAAAGCGTTGTAGTGGCACTAGCGTATAGCAAGTCCCCCACGGCGTATGACGTTTGGCCTGTCCCACCTTTGGCTGCGGTGATGGTGCTTAGTCCTGGCGTTAAGTCGGAAATTGCAAGTTTGACCGTTGCGCTGCTTTGAACAATAGGCAAAACTTCCGTGCCAGCAACCGGAGTGGTTGCCGCTGTAAGCGCGGAAATTTTGGTATTAGCCATTAGTTATACATTACTTCAATTAACGAAGTCAAAGGAGGTGCTTGCGAGAACGTCAAAGTTGCGCCTGACACAGCGTAAGTATTTTTGTTTTGGTACACGCCATTGATGTACACAAACGTATAGTTTTCACCAAATGACGCTGTGCTTAAAGTAAACACAGTTTGTGATCCAGTACCCGTAAAGTTGTTTACTTGGTAACTTGCGGCCCCAATACCTGACACATTATCATAGGTAGCAATAAGTACATCAGCAGAGGTGTTTAAAACAAATTTGTACGGTGACGCACTTAACCAAATTTCACCTCCTGGCACACGCCCAGCCGAGTCCAAAATAATTGGATTGGTATGGTTTGTACTTCCCGATGAACTAGTGTAAGTAGCTTGTGGGGTCGTTGTTCCCGCAGCGTAGGTGTACAGTTTGCCACCAGACAGGATTACGCCACTGTTGGTAAAAAATTGGGCCGCAACGCCGCCCACAGGGGAGAGAAAGACGGCCATGATTAACCTTTATTCGTAGGCTACAGTAAATGCAGCGGAAGTTCCTGCCAGCACAATATACAGCCCTTTATTGAAAAACAAGCCTGCGGGGAAGTTCAAATAGTTTGTGCCTGCCGATACGCTGATCGTGTCCGAAATTTTAGGATCGCTGGTGCTGGCCGCACCGGAGTCGTACACCGTCAAAGTACCGCTGGAGGATGCCGAAACGAAGATGCCGTAGAGTTTGCCAGCGCCAACTTTAACTTGTTTGGTCGCGGCTAGTTGCATATAGTTTGCCATGATGTTTCCTTACGCTAAAAAGCGGAGTTTGTAGAGGGTACGCAGATAAATCTCAATGATATTGTCGATCAACTGTTGCAACGACATATCGGTCTTGTCCACTACGTCATAGCGGCACTTTTCAATCTCGTCCAACTGGTTTTGCAAAAAGTCGATGATGTTGGCCGTCTTGGTGGCCGAATGCAGCGTGATCGGCCCCATCAGGCCATGACGGCCTTGGTAGGCTTCAGCAAAGTCATCCGCAGCGCCAATAATACGCTCATAGAAAATATTGAGCGCGACGTGTTTGGAGTAGCTGCGGGTGTTCAAATGGACGCTGTGGGCCACATCACGGGCCAAGAATAGCATCCCGACAAAATCGGCGGCTTTGTACATCATTGTGGCATTCCCATTGGTTGTTGTTGTTCCATGCCTTCTTGAGGCATCTCAGAGCCCATATCTACGTCACGCCCAGGCATCTCGGTAACCAAGTCGCCAGAAGTGATCATGCCATGCACAGTACCCAGCACGATGTCTTGAATTTGCTCTGGCGACATAGATGCCTGCACAGCGGAAATCCGCTGGGTTTCAGCTTGGTACGCCTTGACCGTTGCTTCAAAGTCTTTGCGGTGCATATCCTGCGCCTCAATTGACTTGCCAGCATTGATGATCATCTGGTGCATCTGCTCCATCTCTTGGCCCATTGCTTGGATTTGCTGCTCTGCGGCCTGCAACTCGGGCGGCTTGTCGCCGTCTTGCATAAGTTTGGGGTCAATGGTCTTGGCAAAGCGCTTCGCCATCTCTTGGGCACCAGGCCAATCCATGTTCTTGACAAACAAGTCACCGGCCACTTGCCATAGCTGGGGGTTGCCTTGCAACAGTTGGCCCATCGCCTCCAACGCCTCTTGGCGCTTGGTCGCGTAGCCTGGGCCGGTGGTAGCCACCACGTCGTACTTGCCCACGCCAGGGTTGTAAATCTTGTCGATCACGATGCCCTGCTGATCCACAATCTTCTTGACCGGCTCGGCCTGCATCGGGTCAATCTTGACCATGCTGGTTTCACCGTCTTCACCAATGATGCGGGCAATACGTTGTGTGTCGTAAATTTTGGGGATCAGATCAATTAACTGGCGGGTCAGATACCGCACGCCACGGGCCAAGTTATCGCCAAAGTGGTACGTTCCGACATCACCCTCGCGCTGGCGAGCCAAAATGGCTTTGCCGCTACGTTCATTGGATGTCATACCCAAAGATGCGTTGTATTGGCCGGTGGATGCCTTGATGTCTTCAGAAGCGCCTGCTTTGGCCTGTAATAGCCCGCTGGAGGCCATTGGCGGCTGCGCCCGCTGGGGTAGTGGCAGCGTAGCGCCCGCGCCGTCTGTAACGTCTGGATTGACCTCCAAATACGGCCAGTTGGTCGTGTTGGCGGTTTTCCATTGGTTTTCGTAGCCTTCAAACTGACCGCCGTAGCCAATAAATGGCGCTTTTGGAGCCAAAGCCAGCATTTCTGCCTCTTGGGACACCCAATAGTTGTACATCCGCTGGGCATCCTTGGCGTTTCGCACCAGGCCGGACACGTACAAGCGACCGTCAACCTCAAATTCGTTGCCCACAATGCGGACAATCGGGATGTATTTGCCCGCCCACTCGCGTTCTTCCAAGATTTCGTAGCCGTTTATCTTGCAATACTTGATGCGTGGCCGGTCAGACTGCCGAGTCTTCTTGGGTGTGCCGTACATGGCGCGCAATTGCTTGTCTTCAGGCGTTCCATCAAACGCCGTGGCGTTGCCAGGGTACAAATTAAGCGTGCCCTTGTCGTAATCGACGTAGTAGTAGTCCGCGATGCGGATCGTGTCCTCATTGAGCCACTGCGACAGGTTTTGATCACCCACACCCAGCGTTTGCAAGGTGGTAATGGGCGCTGAATCGGGGTACATCCGCTGGTAATCGTCTTTGGATATGTCCTCGGTCACAAAACACCATTTGGCGCCCGCGCCGCACGGGTCTTGGATGGTTGGATCCATGTAGACCGAAAATGAATTGCGAACCCGGCCAATTTTGATGTCTTGGTCAAAGGTATTTTCGTCGCAATACTCGGTCAGGATTCGAATGTAACCTTCTCCGTAGGAGACTTGGTTTTCGCAGGCGGTGTCGTAAGCGACATCGGCGTCCGAGATGTATTCGATGTGCCTGACCATGCCGTTGAAGACTTCGGCAACGTCAATGTCGGCCTTGTCGTCGGCTGGAATAACTTTGCCTGTTGGGCGGTTTTGTCGTTGGTCATTGGTGACTTGCCGCACGTGCTGCGGCAGCTTGTTGATGGTCAGGCATGGGCGGGCGTTGATGGTCTGCCCTTGCACCGCGCCACGGGTCGCCAGCACATCGGCGGGCCACTGCCAGTGGTTGTCGGGCGATCCAGCGTAGAACTTCAGGTCGTCAATCTCGTCCTCACGGGACTCAGACAGCGCCGAGATCGCCATATTCAGGCGGCTGCGGGCAGTCGCCAGTACGCCGGAGTCGTCGTTCTTCTTGCCGCCGCCATTGACGACGTTGCCTACCGCCACCATGCCGGTGTAATCAGCCATTATTTCTTACCCTTTGGGGCTGGCGCGCTGCGCTTGACGGCGTAAGCAATCGCCACGGCCTGTTTGACCGGCTTGCCCGCTTTAACTTCAGCTTTTACGTTTTCACGAAAGGCTTTGGGGGACGATGATTTAACGAGTGGCATTATTTGCCTTTCTTGGCCGTCTTGGCAGAATCTTTAAAATCTTTAGCCGTTGGGGCGCCTTTTGCACCTACAGGGCGCATTTTTTCTTTGCTGCCCGCTGCAATACGTGCTTGCTTGGCGTGAATATTTGCGTACAGTCCAGGTTTAGTAGCCATGATTAACACTTCCATCTTGCTAAAGCAGCAGCTTTGCGGGTGGGATTACCCTTTTCATCTTTCATTGGCCCAGGCACGCCAGACATACGGGCGCAGAACGAGTCCTTGCGTGCGCCGCCTTGGGGTTGCGGAGCCTTGAGATTGGAGCCGGTTGCGGCATTGTACTTCTCACGGCCTTTGGCCGTCAGGCCAGCGCCTTTGGATGTGGGCAGCTTCTCGCCTCGTCCGACAGATAGAGATACTTTTTTCATGCGCCCATCCATGAAGTGTGCATTGCGCCGTCTTGAGCGTTATACCGGCGAGTGGGCTCAGTATACTCGCGGTGAGCCACGGGAAAAGCAAACGTCACGCATATAGCGTCCGCTGCGTCTGGTGATGCCAAGCCCCGTGCTTTCATTTCTTTCTTGCTCTCCAAGAAGATTGTTCCACGTGAATCAGGCTTCATCTTAGGCGAAATCAAATCCGTCTTCAAGAACCTGTCGGTCGGGATACTAGCAGATTTTAGCCATTCCTTCATCTCGCCCCACATCTGAGCGCGCATATTTCCGTACATTATCGGGTTTTTGGCCTTATTTCCAAAGTTCACGCCCTTAATCTTGTACCTCTGCTCCTTGAGCCTGTCCACAATCCCAGCCCCCAGCCCACCCTCGTCAATCACCACCAGGGTCGGCTTATATTCCTCAATCGCGTCGATCACATACCCCACGACCGTCATCGTGTCGTCGCCCCGGTGCCGCGTTATGTTAACAATATCCCGTCCTTGGCGCACGGCGATGACCGTGGCGTCCGCGCCGTAGCGCGCCGGATCAACGCCGATGACGATGGGCGCTGACAAATCCTTGTACCGCTCCCGCTTCATGGCCTCGTCCACTATGTCCGAGCCGATGAACTGATCGTCCCCCGCGCTTGGGAACATCCCGTAGACCTCGACGTGCGCTTGGCTGGAGTCTGGCCCGTACTCTTGGATGATCCGCTCGTAGACCTGTTTGTCCGTACCCTCGACCGTGCGCGCATCCACCACTTTGGTCTTCCAAAACGCCCGCTTGGAGTTAAACGCCTCGTAGAAGTACCCCGTGTTACGGCGCGGGTTGGAGAACGCCAGCCAAAAACGGTTGGGCGTGTTTTCAGTAAAGAACCCGCTGGTTACCGCCCAAATCGTGTCGTCGATACCGGACGCCTCATCAAACACCACCAGCACGCCGTCGTAGTTATGCACACCCGCGTATGCGTCAGGGTTCTCCGCTGACCACAGTCGCCCTTCGACGCCCCAGTACCGGGTGCCCTTCTTCAAGTCCCGCTCGACCAGTTCGGTCAGCCACTTGGCGGGCATTACCCGCGTGGCGCTCACCTCAAACCAATGTGAGTTAATCGCCATTGCCAGCCACTTGGTGATCTCGGCCCAGGTGATTGATCTGAGCTGGCTTTCCGAGTTGGCCGAAATGATCGTCGTCGAGCCGATGCGGGTCGCCAGCATCCAGATTGTGATCCAACTGACCAGGGCCGACTTGCCAATACCGCGCCCCGACGAAATTGCGCTTTGCAGCACGGCGTAGTCCAACTGCCCCTTGTTTGCTTCGATATGCTCGGCGATGTCTTGCAGCACCTCGCGCTGCCATTTGCGCGGCCCCTTGAAGTTTTCCAGCGGCGTGCCTTTGACGCCCCACGGGAATACCAACGCTACAAAGTTGAGCGGGTTGTCCTTGATGCGCGGCGTCCACAGACGCGCCATCAGGGCTTGTTCGTCTTCAGCGCTGTATCTGGTTGACTGCATTGTCTGTGTTTAACTCATTGGCAACCACATCTACGACACGCATCTCTGCTTCTTGCAGCGCCTGCGTGATGGATATGCGCTGGTCTATGTCCACCGTGATGGATTGCTTGGCGACCCAGCCGTGCTGATGCTTGAGAATCTCAAGCGCCGCCTTGGCATCGCCTTCGCGGGCTGCTTTGTGCAGGATGTCGGCCATCTCACGTTCGCCGTCGGCTTTGCCCTTGATTGCGGCCATCTCGGCCAGTGGGTCAAATTGGCATAGGTGCCGGTACTCTTCAGGCCGCATCCCCGACGCCAGGGCCAGCGTGTCGCCCTTGAGCCCTAGCTTGGCAGCGTCGTATATCGCCTGCAAGCGCGATTCGGTCGCTTGGACGTGTCGGACAGTGAGCGGCAGTGACTTGAACATTTGTTCTCCTGCGCCTGGGAGGCGTGTGCTGGAAGTTTACACTAAAAAAAAATTTTGTTTGCGAGCCCTCCGTTTACGTTGGCCCAACCGCTCGGCCCTACCCCTCCCCCCTCGGCCAAAATCCCTAGGCAAAATGGCAAGGGTTGGTTGGCTATGTTGGCTATGCCAATCGAGTTGGCCAGCAAATGGCCAGCGCCTGGCCGATTGGCAATGATTACTGAATTGCTTGGGGCTGGTTGTTGGCTATGTTGGCTATCCAAAACAAACCGCCAACATAGCCAACACCATGCGGCGGTGCGCGCGCAGCATTTTGCGGCGGGTTGGCGGTTGTTGGCTATGTTGGCACTTTTGACACCCGTTTTAAATCGCTCCAAGGTGTTTGTAAGTATTGTAAGATTTCACATTATGAAATACACAAGTTAACCCTAGAACTAGATAATCAATAGCCAACATAGCCAACAAATTGAATTCCCTCAGCGATATGCATCCAAACAACCGCCGCCAACAATGCGCCTACTGTTGGCAATGTTGGCACCAGGGCATTGTCACCAACGTGACACTAGAGCATAAAAAACACTTGCAAAGTGTAAAGAAATCCCTTACGCTCCAGGTGCGCGCAAGCGCAGGGCAACCCCATCAAACTAAAGTAAAGGTAAAAAATGGAAACTCTAAAGTTCAACACTCAGCGGATGTACACCGACAAAGGCCAGCGCATTGCTGCCGCTTTGCTCGACAACGGCGACATTTACTTCTCCGATATTGACCGCCACATTGACGGAACAATCTCCGCCAACGGCTTGACGCGCGACGAAATATTAGGTTTTAACCTTTTCAGCCGCGCCGAAATCATGCGCGCCTATGACCATAGCGAATGGAAAATGGGTTGCAGTCAGCTAGGTTTTGAAGCTGAACGCGACTTGCGCCAAAAGCTGAACGCTATTGCAAAGACTCTTTAAGGACTACACCATGAAAACTGAAATACTGATTTACGGCTTGGAGCGCGGCGAGACGCGCCGCTACACCGAGGCGCTACTTAGCACCCAATGCCAAACCGCCGCCGACATTGAAAAAGTCAAAGAGGCCGCAAGCGCTGCGGGTTATCACTCTTTCCGTGTCGCCGTCTATGACGGCTCGCCGCCGAACTTTGCCGCCGCCGTTAATTTCATCTAATTGGAGTACACATTATGAAACTCACCATAGAAAACGCCTCCCAGTTCCGCGACGAGTTCCGCCAATGCGGACGCGCTGACCAGTTCAGCTATGAGGCGCTCGGCCTCTTGTTTGACTACTTGGAGGACGTAAACAACGATTACGACTTGGACGTTATCGCCCTCTGTTGCGAATACTCAGAGGATAGCGTCGCGCAAATCGCCGAGTCTTATGGGCTGGAATTGCCCGATGATGAGACAGAAAAAGAACACCAAGCCGCCGTGCGCGCCTACTTGGAAGAACACACGTTTGTAATCGGCGTTACACCTTCCGGCATTGTCTACGCTCAATTTTAAGGAATCACACCATGAAACAACCCGAACCCTTTACCCTAGAGTTTGACCGACTGCTAGAGGCCGCGCCTGACATGCTTGACATGCTCTATCGGCTGCTTCCTATAGTGGAAGATGCCAAGGCTGACCCAAGCTATAAACCAGGCTATGTAGCCAAGCTGGAGCGTGAATTATTGGGACTCATTGAAAAGGTGGCACCATGATCGTCATAAAAGCACAAGAAAAAGCCCTGACATTTGACGGCGACTCAGCCACGGCGCTGATGCTTGTCAATGACTTGCGCGAGTCATATCAAGCCAATGGCATGGAGATGCCCAAGATGTTGAGCGGCTTTGTTTTCAATATTGAAGTGGCGTTGCAAGACGCTGGAATACTAAACGAATGGTTTGAGGTGACGGCATGAGGCAACACTACAAACCCGAACCAGCCCCCCGCCCTTGGGCTGATGCCCTTCTGGCGATCTCAATCGGCCTGATCTTGGCCTTTATCCTTTTGGAGTATTTACCATGACACGACAAGAAATGATCCACGCGCTGACTAAATTCGAGATGGAATACTTGCAAGAGTACCCCGAATGCTTGGCAGACAACGCCAAATTTTTTGCCGATGGCGGTTTTGCCAATTACACCGATGAGCAATTAATAGCGCAATGCCGAGATAATGTATGGCTTGAATTGGAGGTGCAAGCATGATTGCATTAGACGACCTCACAATGGCGCAAATATTCGGCTCCGGTTACCGAGACGGCGAGCGCGGAAACGACAAGCGCGACCTAACCGCAAAATTTGGCAAAGACGCGCAAGAGGAGTATCTGCACGGATACGAACAAGGCAACCAAGACGCACAAAGGAGCGAAAATGACTGAAGCCCAAGCCTACATTAACGGCGACACCCAAACCGCCGACTTGCTACACCGCATCAACGAACTGGAGGACGCGCTGCGCGCCCTCTTGGATGATGACAACGAAAACACGCGCATCCGCGCGGAAATGGCGCTGGAATGATCATTCTTGCAGCGGCGATAGCCGCCGCCATCTTAGCCATTCTTTTCGATCTTGATTAGAGCCCCTTCGGGGGCTTTTTCAATGGCGCGGCGCAAGTCCGAGCGGCTGGATGCCGCCAATTCAGGCGCGCAAAAGATGTGCTTCTTGGTTTGGTACTCGCGGGAGGCCAAGCGCCCCATATCGACCCATCCGGCTTCCTTGAGGGCATGGAGGAGCGCGGGGGGTACGATCTTGATGGCTGCGGGGGCGTAGGCTTGCAGTTCGTCACACAAGGCGTAGAAGGGCGCGCCAATGACACCGGAGGCAAATGCGCGCTGGCGTGTTCTGATCATGTTGACCAGGAAACTTTCCGCGCCGCTCATGCCATGCTCGACCATGATCATCTTGGCCTCCGTCATTGGGGGCGCTGCGTTCGGGTTCCACGCCGACACGTCCCGAGTGTGCAAGTACGCAGACACGGCGGCGAACCCGCCTTGGCGCTCGTACCAGTTCCAAAGGGCGACCGCCTCTGCCTCGGGCAACTTGCCTGCTTCTGCCCATAAGACAAACCAGCGACGATCTTCGCTGGGCAACGATATGGCTACACGTTCGTTTGAAAATGCCACTACGAACACGCGATTGAGGGCATAGTAGGGGTGCAAGCCCTTGCGGTTGACCAATAGCAGTTCGGGGGGCGCTGCAATGATTGGCTTGAGAGTGTTCTCTAGCGCTCTGCGGTCTTTGGCCTCTGCTTGGCGCAACTCGGCTATCTCCATCACTTCACACTCAAGGGCATAGCCCCATTGCGAACTGAGGTCTTCGTTCTTGACCAGCGAACAATTGTGCTTGGCCTTGCCGCCTATAGCCCAAAAGAACGGGGCGAAAAGGGTGTCTTTCCCTGACCCATGATTGCCGCCCAAAAGGATGGCGTGATTGATCTTGTGGCTGGGGAACTGCACTTTGTGTGCCAGGGCGTTAAGCAAATGCTCACGCTCGAATTCAATCGGCACCATGCGCTCGACATGGCGCATCCACAGGCTAACGTCACCCGCTGCGGGAGCAGGCCGCGCATTGCGCCAGCGGTTGCCGTAGACCAACCCCTCACGCGACACCAGCACCGATTCGCCTGCGGCGTAGGTGATACCTACGAGCGCCCTTGCGCCCTTGTCTTGGCGGTACTCGTCAAACGCAAACGAGGCTTCGATCTTGCGCTTGCCGTGGCGCGACTTGCATTCGATATGCCGAAACATGGCGTTGAACGTCTTACGCATCAATTCGCGTCGGTCTTGCATATCAAAATATGCGTCATCGTCTTGTATATACGCAAACCGCTCGAACCAGCCGGACATCTCGACACGGCCTAGTTCGCGCTGCTCAACCTCTGCGATGACCGCTGCGGCCTCGTCGGGATATGAAGGTGTCGGGGATAGTTTGGCAAGCGCGTTGTCCATCACCGCTGCCAGCAACTCATCACGCAGGCCGTGCGACCGCTTGGGCCCACCCTGCTCTTCCACCCACGCGAGATAGGCAACGCTATCCCATTCGGAGCAATGCTCGTGCAGGCAGCAATACGCCCTGTTTAAAGGGTGATAGCGCCCCATCGGGTTGCCGTCGCTATGCTCGGCGCTATTCGGGCAAACGACGCCCCACCAACCGCTACTGTTGCCTTTCTCCAGCAAGTCGCCACGCGCTGCCGTCCACGCCAGCACGTCATCGCCGCCGTCGTCTGTAAGCCGGATCGGGCGTACTGTGGCGGTGTCGGCTGGGTTGGGAGTGACGCCCAAGGCGGTGCATATCTCTGCAAGGCTAAACTCACGCTCTGGGTGAAACTCGACCAAGGCAGACGCGAAGCGGTCGCGGCCAGGCTTGAGGTTGATCGAACCAGGCAGTCTGAAATTGCGCACGGGGTTGATCGCGCCGCCGTCGGTGTAGCCTGCTTCTGCGATGGCGACAATGGCCGCGCTGAATTCGCCCTTCATGGGCTGATCGTCCAGAGCGAAGGTGTAGCCATACTGGTAGTTATTGGGGCTGGTCTCCATGATCCAAGTCGGGTCGATGGGCGGCACCTTGGCCTTGGTGCCCACGTCATCCAGCACTAGGAACGCTACACGTTCGCAGGCATCGGCCTTGGCTGCGGGCTTGCCCTCGTCGAATCGGTCGATGATGAAGCAGCCCGTGTTGCAATACCACGCTTGGTCGGGCTTCCACTTCTTGGGCAGGAACGCAGGCCAAGCGCACTTGATTGCACCATCGGCGTGATACTGCACCTCGCCATCTTTAAGGATGGGCTTTTGCCGCACAAACAAAATAACCTCGCCCTCGGGCGCAATGTTTTCGAGATAAGTTAAGAAATTCATTTTCCGTATCGCTCCATAATTGAGACTTCAGCGTCTAGGGGTAAACCCTTAGCCCATTCGGGCGGGGTACACATGACCAAGCGCAGCGCCTCGGGGTCGGGCGTTGCGGTTTCGATCACAATTTCATCGTGGACGTGCAGCACCACGTCATCAAGCTGGCGCAGCGAATGGCGCAGCAAGTCATTAGCCACGGCCTGCGTAATGTTCTCGCAGGCCAAGCCCTTCCACAGGCGCGCGCGCGGCCACTCCTTGGCGTCAGCGGCGGGTTTCCATGAGGCTTTGGCGTAAGTCACACCTTCGGATTCCAATCGGGCGTATGGGTAGCACAGGATGCGGCCAGAGGGCAGCACATACCATAGGTGCAGGCCGTCAAACAGGTAAGTCACCCGACCGGCGCTGAACTCTTTGCCTTTGTTTCGCATCGCTCGGGTGTACGCTGATTCTAGGTCTTGCCAGTACGGAACAGACCAAGGGTTTGCCCTACGCCAAGCATCAACCATGCGCCGCGCATCGGACTCCGGCAGCGCCACGCCGTACACGCGGCCCATTGCTGCAAAGGCACCGACGCCACCGGCAAAGCCGCAGGCTAACTCTTGCACCTTGCCGATTTGTCTCTGGTCTTTGGTGACCTGGTTCACACTCACATTGAACGTCGCAGAGGCGTTGACTTTATACACGTCTTCGCCTGATGCAAAGATCGCCAGCTTCTCGTCGCCCTTGCCGGACAACCAAGGGTTTACCCTAGCTTCGATGGCCGACCAATCAGCGACGACTAAGTGTTTACCCTTACTAGGTACAAGGGCGGGCCGGAGCATTCCTCTGAGGACGTCGGTGACTCGCTCGCCGAACTTGGGGACGATGGCGTGGCCCCTGACCATAGCTGTTCGTACGGCGTCGGGTTCTTGAGCGCACTTGCGGGTAAAGTTGTGGACTTGTGCTCCATAAGACGAAGCGCGTCCAGTAGCGCTGCCGCCTGCAAAGACAAACGCGCCTCGTACTCGGCCATCTTCTTCGTCTGATAGCTGTGCAAGGCGGCTGAACTTCGCAACCGAGGACGCCCAAAGGTCGTCGGCGCATTGGATAACTTCTTGAACGTCATAAGGTACTTCATCAGGGTCTCCCATCTTCAGCAAATTAAACCGCACGGTCTTGTCAATGGAGTATTTGCCGTCCTTCTCCATCAGCTTCTTGGCCTGCGGGCCGACACGGGCCAGCACCCACTCGCGCATCTTGGGGGAGCGCACGCTGGTGATCTCGCCGCCGGTTACCTCGGCCACGATGGTTTGAATCTCAGCCAACTCAGCGCTGGCGTACTTGACCGCAGCATGGCACAGGGGCACGTCCACCAGCACGCCTCGGTCGTTGATACGCTCGTTGACGTGGTAGTCTTGCAACTCTTGGGCTGACAGGGGCCGCATGGCCTTGCTGATAGCGCGCATGGCCCTCACGTCCTGCTCGCAGTAGGCCACCATCTCGGCGGTCAACTCGGGCGACTCCTCGTAAGGCGGCACGCTCATCTTGCGGATTAGCTGGGCACCACGGTGGTCTTTCTTCATGGACGCGCCAGCGAAGCGGCCAACGTCCTCAAGTGAGCCAGGCGCGCAATTGGCGCGGGCCTGCGCTGCGGTGCAGACGAACTGCTCAAGGGCAAAGTCGATCTGCAACACGTACCAAAAAATTAAGCGCTCGAAGGCGGCGTTGTGGGCGTAAATTAAGCCCTTGTGGTCTGCGACCTCTTGCGGGAACGGCTGGTCAGGCGTCCAAGTCTGTACGTCTTCGTCGTCGAAGGCGTAAGACATACACAGCACTTCGGTGCTTCCGTGCTGGGCGTAGTTGTAAACGCCCGCGACTTTTAGGTCGCAGGCGCTACGGGTTTCAAAATCGCAATACAAAATCATGCGTGGCCCCACCGAGTAGCACGGCCTTTATCAAGGCCAGCTTTACGGGCGGGCGTCATCCAAGTGTTATGTCGTACAGCGTCCAAAATATTTTCGCTGCGCGTGCCCCATCGCAAATTAGGCAGCCGGTTATCGGCGGGGTCTCCATTTATATGCAAGCACTCATGCTTGTTTGGAGCCGCGCCAATGAACGCCAGCAGCACTAGCTTGTGAACACACTGGCTATTTCCACGTCCCAATGCCACACTCAAATGACCGCTGGGCATACGGCCTGGGCGCAAGATGCGACCTTCAGGGCGGCGCTGATACGAGCGAATTTGCCCTTGGTCGCTGACTTCATATTTGCCGTCATATCCCGGCACAAGTTTCCAAACTTCCATATCGTCGTCTCCTTTTCCAATGCCCACTGTTACCAATGGGCATCAGAAAAGGCCGTTAGGCCGCTACGCGACGACGACGACTTGGTGCGGCAACTTCGGCGGGTTTGTCAGCTTCGCCTTCCAAAGTCAACCATTCCACCACCTCGAAGACCGGCGTAAAAATCCGGCCATACGACTTGTGCTGGTAATGCTCCTTTTTGAGGCGCACCACTGGCACTGGTTTGGTTTGGTCTTTATCGACCTGATCTGCCAAGGCCACGGCCAAGGACTGGACGCTGCGCTTGCCGCCCACCGAGGTGGTCGTAAAGCGGGCTTCCATGCCCTTGTCTTCGCCAGTCAGACACTTCAGACTCATACCCACTTGAGTCTCCCAGCCCTTCTTGGCTGCTGGGGGCGCACCGTCCAACTCCGGCAGGGGTTGGGACACGGGCACCATCTTCTCGCCCAACACCTCGCCGTCGCCCCAAGCAATAAAGCCGTGGACAAAGGAGAAGGGGTTGACCGCCCAGGTGCTGTCCTCTTCGATTTCGGTTTGGTCTGCACCAAACACCCAATGGCCGGTCTTGTCCATTTTCAGGATGACCGTACCGGCTGGGCCGACATCGGATTGGATAGCCCGCAGGGAAGTTGCGAGGGTGGAAACTGCGGGCAAGCCCGCTTGGGAGAACGCTACTAGATTGGACATTTCTGTACCTTTATTGAAGTTTAGAAAGGGCAGCGGTTAATTGCTTACCCAAGAGCATCACCTCGGGGCGCGGGTCATCCGCGCTTGCCAAGGTGTTACCTGAAGAGATGGCGACGACCAGATCGTCCGGCAAAGCCTGCTTGCGCTTTTTGAGCGCCTTCTCAGCTTTGGCCGGAGAGATCACGGAAGTCTCCAACACCTCAGATTCGGTCAGACCGAACGCGAACAGGGCGACTTTGGCCTTGTCCTCGTCAGTCCATGAACGGATCGCACGCTTGGCGACCAGTTTGTAATCAGGCAGCTTGGCCCCAGACTCCAGCAACTGGAGTGCCAAGGCCCGCAGATCGGTAATCCACTGCTCCAGCATATCAGCGTTCTTGAGATAGGTGGCAATGGTCGGCGGGTCAAGGTTGTCGATGGTTGTCTGCAAGGCCCGCTCGACTGCGCCGGTCATCTGTGGGCACACCGGCTTGGCGGCGCACCAGCGGCAGTGGTCACCAGAGCGCAGCGGGGCGGTCTTCTTCTCGCTCATCTTGACGGCCTGCACCAACTGCAATTCAAACTCAGCAATGCGCGCTGGCGTGGTCACCCAACGCTTGACTGCTGGCGGCTGCACGATCACCATCTCAATCTCGGTCACGCCCTCAAAGGCCCACTGGGCTTGCGGTGTACGCATGGCCGCAGCGGCGTAGAACATCAGTTGCATATTCTCTTCGACTTCAACAGCGACACCATCGCCAAATTTCCAATCCAGCACAACAGCACGAGTGCCAATGCGACCGATAAGATCAGTTGAACCAAACACACCAGGCAATAGATCGCCAAAATTAACGCTTGTCTCGGCCTCAATTTCCATCTCCTGCTTGGGGTCGATCTCGTCCAGCGCGGCCAGCGCGGGCTTGAGTTTGTTGTCAATCAGTTCTTGGGTCAGCGTCTGCTCTTCGTACGCGGTGCCAAGGTAATGATCTGGCGGTAAGCCGGACATCACGATCTCAGCGATGACGTTGTGTAGGAGAGTACCTTCGTCAGCGTACTTGCTACTGGGCTTGGGCGGCATCTTGGCGACTAAGGCCACAGAACCAGGGCAGTTGATTACCCTCTTGGCGGTGCTACCGCCGACGATACTGGAGTGCTGCATTTAGAGTCCTTTAGTGTTTGTGAGCCACAACTATATCACAACTTTTTGTGCTAAACTTCTTGACATGAAAGAAAAAGATGTAGAAAATCATTTTGTCTGGGCAATCGAACGTATGGGCGGGGTGTCATACAAGTTCACGTCCCCAGGGCGTAAGGGCGTAGCGGACAGGATAGCTTGCCTGCCTGACGGCAGCACTTGGTTCGTGGAACTCAAGACCAAGGGCGGTAGGTTATCAGAGTTGCAAAAGCTGTTTGCCTTTGATATGGCGCGGCTCAATCAGAGGTATATGTGTATATGGACAAAGGAACAAGTCGATGAACTACTACAACGAGATTGACCCGTATGCCGCGCAATGGCTACGCAATCTCATAGCGGCGGGGCATATCGCCCACGGAATTGTTGACGAACGGAGTATCACAGATGTTAAACCCGCCGACCTCGCAGGCTACACCCAATGCCATTTCTTTGCTGGTATCGGAGTCTGGAGCCATGCGCTACGTCAATCAGGATGGCCTGACAGTAGACCTGTTTGGACGGGTAGTTGCCCATGCCAGCCATTCAGCGCCGCAGGCAACCAAAAAGGCACCGCCGACGAGCGCCATCTCTGGCCTGTCTGGTTCAATCTCATCCGCGAGTGCCGCCCTCCAGTTATCTTTGGTGAACAAGTTGAAGCAGCAATTAGACACGGCTGGCTCGACCTTGTTCAAGCTGACTTGGAAGGAGAAGACTACGCCTGCGGGGCGGTCGGTATCCCTGCTGCGGGCGTCGGCGCTCCGCACATTCGGCAGCGACTCTGGTTTGTGGCCGACAACACTCGCGTCGGACAGTCGGGGGTCAGCGGGCGTTGGCAAACGCGAGTTACCGAATGCGGTGAAGTGGATAGGTTGGCCGACGACATCGACGCGGGATCACAAGGGCGGCTACCGGGGGGGGCGTATGAGAGACGGCAAGATCAGCACGGACACGCTGGATGTAGCAGCGCAACTGGCTTCTGGGCCGACTGTGATTGGCTCTCCTGCCGAGACGGAAAATACCGGCCAGTTGAACCCGGCACATTCCCGTTGGCTCATGGGTCTACCGCCAGAGTGGGACGCCTGCGCGCCTACGGCAACGCCATCGTCCCGCAAGCAGCGCAAGCGCTCATAGAGGCTTACATTGAAACTTAGACCCTACCAAGAGCAGGCGGCTGACTTCCTGTACGAGCGCGACAGGGCGATGATCCTCGCCCCTGTGGGCGCGGGCAAGACGGCCATCACGCTCACGGCCATGCAGGCCATGCTCAAGGACGGGCACGCCAAGCGCTTCCTCGTGCTAGCCCCCAAACGGGTCGCCACCGACGTTTGGCCGGTCGAGCAACCCAAGTGGGCACCCGACGTGACGTTGGCCGTGGCCGTGGGCACCCCCAAGCAGCGGGCTGCTGTGCTGGCGTCCAGCGCCCAGGTGGTGGTGACCAACTACGAGAACCTACCCACGGGCACCTTTGACGCCGTGGTGTTTGACGAACTGACGCGGCTCAAGAATCCCAGCGGCAAGCGCTTTAAAGACTTGCTGAAATTCCTCACGCCCATTGAGATTCGTTGGGGGCTGACCGGCTCGTTTACCAGCAACGGCCTAGAGGACGTGTTCGGCCAATGCAAGATCGTTGACCAAAGTCTGCTGGGCCGCAGCAAGGGCGCTTTTCAGCAGCAGTATTTCGTGCTTATCAACCCCGACTTTGGCGAGTGGATGCCCCGTAAGGGCAGTCTTGAGAAAGTGATGGCCGTAATAAAGCCTGCCACTTTTGTCTTGGACGCGGGTGAGTATAGCGACAAGCTGCCCCCGCTCCATACGGTGGAAGTGCGCTGCGATCTGTACGACCGCAAGCCGTATGACACCATGAAAAAGGATTTCAAGTTGCAAGACATCACGGCCATTAACGCCGCCGTGGTGACCGGCAAGTTGCAGCAACTTGCCAGCGGGTTTGTGTACCACACCGTACAGAGCCCATCGGAGATACCTGGCAAGTGGGTGACGGTGCAGACGCCCGTGTGGTTTGACACGGCCAAGTTTGACCGGCTGCATGAGTTACTGGAGGAGAACCAACGTGCTAACACGCTTATTGTCTACAACTACCAAGAGGAACTGGCCGAACTCAAGCGGCGTTACCCCCATGCTCAGACACTTGACGACGACCGGGCCATTGAACGATGGAACGCAGGCTCCATTGAGTTACTGCTTGTCCACCCCAAGTCAGCAGGCCACGGGCTCAACCTCCAATATGGCGGGTGCCGGATCGTTTTCCTGTCCCTGCCCTGGTCGCTTGAGTTGTATGAACAAACCATCGGGCGCTTGCATCGTAGCGGCCAGCGGCATGACGTGTGGTGCTACGTGATGCTGACCAACAAGACGGTGGACGAACGCATCTGGGCGGCGCTGCACGACAAGCGCGCTATTTCTGATATTGCAATGGAAGAACTATGTTAGACAAACTGAAAGCACAACTCAAAGCGGCCAAGGCCGAACTTAAGGCCCGCACGCGCCAGTTGAACGCCACCTATCGGGCGTACGACCGCTGCGTCAACCTGATCACCAAACTGGAGACACGAATTGAAAAACACTTGGCGAAGTCTAAATGACCGTCTGCCCACACTGACCGAAGAGGAAGTGCTGGATATGCTGAACAACGAGCGCAACACGCTCAAAAGAGTATCCATGCTGGAGCGTATGCACCAGCGGTACAACACCCTGCGCGTCGCGCGGGAGAGACTTGAACTACTAAAGGAAGCTAAATTACCATGAAATTTATTAAATTTTTGAAAGACTATTACCGCGACCTGACGCCAGCCGAGGTCATCCAGCGTGAACTGGCGCAGGCCCATTTGGACAGGCTGGAGGCCGAGGCGGCGTGTGAGTACGCCCAAGCGGTGCTTGACATGAATATGACCCGTATAGAGCGTCTGAACACACGTTTGGGAGAGTACAAATGAACTGCTGCAACGCAAACGGAGTGTGCGACCAAGGCAAAGACTGCCCTGTGCGCAAGCAACGCATCAAAGAGATCAACGATGCCTATATCAACGGGTACAACGACGCACATTTGGGCGACCCACTGGATGACCTTGCCGACACGTTCAAAGGCTTGATTGCTTGGCTGGGATTAGCGCTTGGCGTGTGGATTGTGTGCTTGCTTATTTGGGGTAAGTGATGAAAAACTTTTCTAATTGGATGAATACGCCGCTTGGTGCTTTTTGTATCGGGCTTTTTCTAGGATATATGTATCGGGGGGCACCATGACAGGCTACGAAAGCAAAAAGAAAGCGGCGCAGGACAAGCTGAATGATGACGACATCCAAATCTATCAGCGCCCGTGGGTTCACCTGACAGATAAGGAGATTTGGGCATTGCATGATGGGTATCTCAATCCTGTTGAATTTGCCCGAGCCATCGAAGCCAAACTTAAGAAGCGCAACACATGACTTTTATTCCCCGAAACGACAATTCCATCCACCGCAAAGACTTGAACCTTACAGAGCCTTGGGCACCAAGGCAGCGCAATGAGCATGAGGCGTTGCCGCCTACATTTAGCATTTGGGAAAGACCTGTGTACCAACCGCCCCGCATGGAGACGCCGCGCCCTGGCGCAAGTGATCACTTAAATATCAAACGGCGGGGCGTATAAAAATGCATAAGTCAAACCATCAAGCCATACGGATGCTGCTCCAGCAGTATCACGACGGCCTGACCGCTGCCGACGCCGCCGAGCGGCTGGAGAAAGACCCAAGCCACATCCGGCGTGCGTTAGCTGAAATGCCAGACGCCTATATTGACCGCTGGATAGCCCACCGCAAACAATGGACTGCTGTATGGTGCGTTATCGTCGCGCCAGAGAACTGCCCCAAACCAAGTGAGAAACCAAATGCCAGACCTACCGAACTTCGCCGCATGGAACCACGAAACCTTAGCGAAATTCGCTTTGGATTCGTACTTACGAATGCAAGCCCAACAGGACGCCATTGAGCAACTGCGCGGCGACCTGAAGGACGCCATGCAGTTAGTACGGACGAGTGCCCTTAGCGTCGATAATTAGCACCTGGCCCCGAGGCTTGCCCTTGGGGTCATTGGGCACCGAGATGTGCGTCCAACGGTCAAACTCGCGGATCAGTTGATCAAACGGCAATTTGGCCGCGATAACCGCCTTGACTACAGCGTCGGGGGCCATGCCGGGTACACGAATATCAGCAGCGCAGCCGACCCGATGCTGGCTAGTGTCTTTAGAGCCCACTGCATCATTTACTTGTTTGCTCCGAAACGCGCTGTTAACCATGACCGGCTTGCCGCCAATAGCGACTTTGACTTGTTCCAGCAAGCCAGCCAAGCGCTGGAGATTTGCAATTTCACTAAGGTTAGGTTCATTTTTAAATTCTCGGTGATCGGTGACAGTTAATTCTGCCAACGTGAAATTGGGAGTCATTTTGCCGCCACGCCTTGTATCTTCTCAGCGGTGCGCATACCGCCCAGGCCAAGCATTCCGAGCAGCAGCGGCATCATGGTGCCCGTGTCCATCTGCGGGAACTTGACAGGGTGACCGGCCAAGGCCGAACCCCACTCAGCCAACGGGCCGACGACGAACTGCACGGCAAAGCCAGCGCCGCACACCCAGCCAATCGCTGGACGCCAGCCGGAGACGAAGACGCTGCTGCTGGCCGCTTCGATTTTGTTGATGTCCATCTGGCCTGCAAGCTGGGCCAACTCGCCGTTTTGTTGCAGTTTGAGCAACTCCAGCTTGGCAGCGGCTTGCTGCGCTGGGTCAGGGAAAACCCTATCTAGGACTTTGCCGCCAATGTCTAGCAGCGCGGATACAGGATCAAGGGCCATCTGGCGCTCCTTTGTTGGTGCGGATGTCTACGATGCGCTCGGCGGTCTTACCCGCAAAGATTGCGGTGATCACAATAATCATCGCCTGCCCGAGCAAGTCAACGTACGCGCCACGGGTTTCCATCTCAAAGACGGACAGCAGGGCGAAAAAGAAGTAAGAAAACAGTAAGAACACAACCGTCACCGGCTGGATGTTGCGTGCTAACCATGACTCGTTCATTTTGCCTTCTCCATGATCTTGGCCCGCAAGATGGGGCTATCAGCAGTGCCAGCCCACTCGGATAGGGCGTTCCAAATAGCAGTGTAATCGTCCACGCTGCACGCTGACCTGTCCAGCCACGCCAGCATGGCTTTGTGGCGCTCTGCTGGGTCGTGCGTTGACCAGGCTATGGCATACAACTCTTGCACCGCGCAGCTTGGCTGCTTGGGTGGTTTGGGCGGCTTCCTGATTGGCGGTGGCGGCTCCGTACTCAGAATCAACTTGTCCTGGGCGACCGATACCGTGACCAGCGCCAAAAAGAGTATGACGCCGCGCATTAGTCATTTGTCTGCTTTGTTTTCCAGCCGGTCAAAAATCTTGCCGAGCATGTCCTTAATCTCGCGCATATCGTCTTTGTAGTCTTGACGGGCTACATAAATCGTGGGCAGCTTGGACAAGTCGTTTTTCAATTCTTGCACTGCTGTCCACAACTCGCGGGCAAACCATCCGGCCACGGCCATGCACGCGCCCAGAATGAGATTAATAGTTTGCTGATCCATCATGGTGCCAGTGCGTTTTCGTTTGCGGGGGCCAAAGCATTAATTGCGCCGGGGGCAACTCCACTCCATTTAGTTGGGTCGGAGATCAACTGCAATACTTTGCTGCGCTCGTTGGCGGGTAGCGTGTTAAGTAGATCGGCTGCGCCCTGCGGCGTTTTAAATGCTTCCGTCAACGTCCGCATGGTTTTGGTTCCAATCTTGTTCTCCAAAATTTGAATTGCCTTATTGGTAGTTGCGGCCACGGCGGTGATGTACGATGGCAAACGCACTTTGGATAAGTGCTGGGTTAGCAGTTCTTTAAGCGCGTCTTGGCCTTCCGCCACTTGAGTCTTGATGTTGGCTTCGCGCACAACTTTGGCAGCTTGATCGCGCAATACATTAAGCGTGTTTTCGCTTACATCCTTGGCGATGTTATAGCTACCAGGGCCAAGAATTTTCTCAACGGTATCAGGTGAGTTGCCTTCAACCAACCGAACAAACTCGTCTTTGTTGGTCTTGAACAAATCCAACGCTTTGCCGGACAATTTCTTTTCGGCAATTTGTTGCGCGCCTTTGGCGTATGCGGCCAAGTAATCTTTGTACCCTACGCCGCCTGCGTTGACAATTGCGTCGTCAATAACAGGCTTAAGTTTGGTCATAACTGACGCCGCCAAATTGCGCTGGGTAGTTGCGTCCGCGCCAGGGTTCAATTGACGAATGGCGGCGTTAACCGAATTTTTGCGGATGGCGTCCAAAGCCACGGCGTCGATCAAGCCACCACTGGTAGTCCATTTTCCAATGTCATCGGCGACATTTTTTACCGCCGTAGACATGATGTCATTACCAGCAAATTCAGGCGCTGTTGCCAAACCTTGTATTTTGCTTACAAGCGCTGGCGCGTTTAATGGTTTGATGCCCACCGAACGCAGACTGTCCGCAGCGCCTTGCGCCAGCCGAGCGCCTTGGCCCAAGTCCAACGATGCATTGGCCGCTTGCGATGACCACTCATCAGCCATCCGAGCCAAATCACCTTTGTAGGTGTATTTGGTAAAGCCTACCGGCAAACCTTTTTTAATTAACTCAAGCCGCGCTGCTGCTTCGGCCACGTTTCCGGCGTTGACCAAACGACGTACATCAGCCACTGCGGACGCCGCTTGGTCGCTCAAACTGCTTGCACGGGCTTCTAAATCAGCCACGTCTTGGCCAAGATTGGCACGCGCCAGCGCGGTATCACGCATCGGCGTGGTGACTGCGCCTAGCCTAGCCTTGGCCTCAAGCGATGCGGCTTTTACATCAGTTGCGCTAACGCCGCCCGCCAATTTAGCCAACTCGTTTACGGCGTCTTGCTCGTTCATGTTTTTGAGCGTCAACGTAAATTTAGGATCAGCGGCCAACCGGCGCTCAATTAAGGCTTGCCAAGTGGGATTGGTAATGCCTGCGGTCGCCTGCGCAGCGGTTGTACCTGCTGGGGCGTTGCGTAGTGCATTAAGGGCGCTAGGTAAATCACTGGCAAGCGCGTTGCGGGCAATTTCAGCGGCTTTTTGCTGAGGTATTTGGCGCAAATCCATGACAGCGCCTGCGGCTTTGCCAAGTAACGGCGCGACCACCCGCCCGCCCGTTTCCATTGTCGCGCCTTCTAAAACGTTTTTGAGTGGCTGAGTGATAATTTCCAAACCTTGCGGCGCGGGCTGCATACCCATAGCCACGTCAGCAGCGGTCATTCCTTGCTTGGCAATGCCATAGCCCAGCCCCGCCCCGCCTACAGTGCCCAACGGCCCCATAGGCGTGCCCAAGACCGCGCCGCCTGCCGCGCCCAAGGCTTCTAGCGTAGGCGCCACGTAAGGCCGCGCTGCTTGATAAATTTTCTGACCGGTAGTCAATTCTTGCCGTGGAGCCGTAGGCATACCTTCACCAGCAGGTGCAGGCGCAGGGGCGGGCGCGGCAAATAACTCTTTGGCTTTTGCAATTACTTGGTCATCAGTCGCGCCTGTTGGCCCTTCAATCTCGCGGATAGCACCGCTAGGGTCGCGCACCTTATAGATTTGAGTTGCCATTATTTGACTACCTTCCATTCACCGCCGCCAGCCGGTGCAGCGGCGGGAGCCGCAGCGCCACCTGTTTTGTATTCGTAAGTCATGTCATACGCATCACGCACACGTTGTTTAGATGCGCGGGTCGCGTTGGCAGCGTTTGTCAAAGCGGCTTTTAGATCGCCCGTGTCTTGCGTGCGGTTGATTGGCGCAAACGCATCGCGCAAATATTGACCTTCTTGGTTGGACACATTACCCAACGCCCCGCCGGTTGGCGACGACGCACGCATGGCCTGCAATTCTGCAAAGCCGCCGCGAGCCACAATGCTGTCGTATAGCGCTTGGGCAGCGCGGGCTTCTTTTGTAACCGCAGGCGTGCGGCCATAAATAAGGCCGGAGATGCCGGACAGCCCTGGATGGTTTGCCAATTTTTCCAAGTCTGCCGCCAATGTATCTGACTTAGATTCAAACGTCTTGACTGCTGAAGTAGCTTGGGGGTATTTGGCCTCGCGCTGTTGAATTTCTTTTGGTGGTAAACCTTCCATTGCACTTGCAGGCGTCATTTTTCCTGACAACGCTTGTTCTCTAGTAACGTACACAGGCTTGCCGGTCACAGGATCAACAACAGCGACTGGCGGCTGCTCTGGGCGCGGTGCGGCCGGTGGGCGGCTTGCCAATGCAATTCGTGTTTTCTGGGCTTCTTCTTCGGGTGTAAGCAAGCGTTCCGTACGTTGCGCGTCGCGGAATGCTTTATACCCTTCTGTAGTAAGCGGGTAGCCTAAAGCCTGCATAGTTGTTGCATCAGCCGAAGTAGGTGCTTTTTCCGGCGCAGCCGGTGCTTGGCTAAACTTGCCGCCTTGAAAAACACTTGCGCTAGGCGCAACCACAACAGGCTTCATGCTTTCAAGCAATTGGCTGACGCTTTGCATTGAGCCCATACGCAACTGGTCAAACTTACCAGTTTGCACTGCTTCATTTAGTTGCGCTATTCCTTTTTCTGGCGTCGCACCTAAACTTTGAAGGTACGGCCCAAGCACGGGATCGGCGTGTACGGATTTATGCACCGCTAAATACGCCTCTGGCGTATCTGCCATGCGGTAAGCATCAGGAAGCAATGCCAATTTATCAGCTATTAACTTAGTGCTTTTGATCTGTCCTTCAGTGCCCGCAGTTTTAGCTTCTTGTTGAGACTTGGCAAAAGCAAAACCTTTTTCAGGGCTAATTCTTGTTACATCTTGCAAATATGTTGCAGACGCTGGGTCAAGACGGCGCAAAGCGTTGGTTTCTTCCATAGCCCGTTGAGCCTCTTGCATCTTCAGTTGGTTTAACTGATTTACTTGCTGGCCCTGCTCCAGTTGTTGCATCCTGCCATATTGAACAAACGGATCAGGCGGCGGTTGAAACTGGTAGCCTTGAGCGATAAGTGCGTTTAGATCGGCCATGTTCTATCCTTAATAATAGGGGCTCATAGCAGAAACTGGTGGCCCTACTGAACCAGGATCTGAATACATATAGTTGTACCTTGGATTTTGTTGACGCTTTAAAAAATCATTAAAATTCATCTGATTTTGATATGAACTTGCAGCCGTTTGAAGGCCACCTGCCAAAGTGTTTGCAGCGCCTAATTGACCTGCGCCAGCAGCTTGACCCGCTGCCATGTACGCTTGCCCAGCGTTAGCGCCGTAGTTCCCCGCTGCCGTGCCTTGATTAGATGCCGCAGACTGACCTGAAGCCATCAAGTTGCCCAACGGCTGAAGTTGGTTTGAACGATTTGTCTGGTAGCGGTTAAAAGCGTTTTGGTATTCTTGTGAGCCCATATCTTGACCGTACCTAGTGGCCGCTTTTAATGCCCCACCAGAGATTAAACCGCCTCGAGCGGCTGCGGATCGTTCAAGTGCTTTTTGGCCTTCACCCAAACGGAAAGCGTAGCCTGGGTCTGCTTGGTAATCGGCCATGCTAAAGTCTCTACCGTACTTGCCGTACCCAGCAGCGCTAGCGTTGCCACCAAGTCCCAACAATTCCATCAGCCGATTCTGGCCGGTTAAGCCAGCTTGACGGTAAGGCTCTTGCCCAGCCATTTGCTTATCAAACATTTCCTTTTGAAGAGCGGCGGCGCGGTCAGCAGCCTCTGCTTGAGTGCTTGCAGCTTGCTTTGCGCCGGAAGATGCAATTACACCGCCAAGAAGAGCGCCGCCCGCTCCAATCATTGCTACTGTTATAAAACTCATATTGACACCTCAAGTGATTGATCTTTTATCTTGTTTCCAATACCAAACATAGCGCGTGGGTCATCTTCAACTAATTCTGACTCTACATCTTCCACCGTATCTGATTCAACTCGGTGAAACGTCATACACAACGCATCAGTCTCCGCGTAGACTGCTCGTTTTGTTCCAGGTTTGCTGCATATCACTTGCGGCCCTGTAATCAATTTGACGCCTTCATCCGTAGTAACCGCAACTGTCCCAAAAACAACCATGTAGAAGTGTTCTTTTTTGTGGACTTTGCCAATTATTAAACACCCTGCCGGACGCCAAACTTGACGGCAGTACATACCGCCGTGGAATAAATGCTCAGTAGGCGCTTCGTATTGCTCATGTTTGGCAACTTCAATTTGCAACGCCTCAACCTTTTGGCGCATATCTATTTGCAGATTACCCATCAATTACTCCAGCAACAGGTTGTTGTTAGACGCAGCCTGCATAATAATCCAATTGGTGCCGTCTGACACCATTGTCGCCCAATTTCCCACCACACCCAGCAATATGGCCGTGCCAGCGGTCGTGCTGTCAATCGGCACAACATTGCTGGACGCCGACACGAGCGTCTGGGCTTGCATATTCTTAAACGTCAATTCGCGGCCCGTCCAGCTTGAAGCGGCGGGAAGCGTAACTGTGCAAGTCGAGCCGGACTTGTTGTTGATGTACCAAATTTCGCCATTGGCGACTGTAAAGTCAGCAGTTTTGGTGACCGGCGCTGCAACCCCCATGTAATCGGTATTGGCCGTAGCCGCCGAGATGGCCGTGCCGTTGCCTTTGAGCAGGCCGATGATGGTGGTTGTCAGGGTTAACGCTGGCGTTGCCCCGCCGCTAGATGTACCGGCAAAGCCATTGGCCGAGACAACCGATACCGCCGTGACCGTGCCGGTGTAGGCAGGCGCGGCCCAAGTCGGCGCGCCGCCCGTGGTGGCCGTCAGCACTTGGCCGGTTGTGCCCGCCGCCGTAGCGACCGGCGCTGCGCCAGCCCCGCCGCCGTAGACAACGCCGTACTGCGTGAGCAGCGCCGAGGATGCCATTGCGGACGTTGACGAAAAATAAGGTATGCCGCCCGATGTGCCAGCACTCAAGCCCGTACCGCCCCGGCTGACTGCAAGCTGGCCCGTCCATCCCAAAGTCATGGACGCTGCTTTTAACAGCGCTGTCGTAGGCGTGCCGCCCAGGGTCATAGTGACGTTGGTATCGTCGGTCTTGGTCAGCGCGGCGGGCGCAAGTTCGCCGACGGTGCCCGCGTTGTCGTACAGAATATTGCCAGTTGTGCCGCCCGAGACTGTGGTTGTGTTAACTGTAAGACCAGAATTGCCCTGAATGCCTGCAACCGAAATAGACCAGGCGGCGTAAGTACCCGAACCGCCTGTCGAATCGACATCAACGGTCATGGATGTGGTGCTGTACGCCGTGATAACACCTTCCATGAAATTGGCTGGCGTGGTGGTGTAGGCCACCCGAACTCGCGTGCCCACGGCAAAGGCCGTGCCGGTGACGCTTAAGTTGGTTGTAAATGTTTTGCTGCCCGTGCCAATCGTGGTTGACGTGGCCGAAGTCAATCCGTAATAGCCAATGCCGATCTGGGGTAAAGAAAACACACTGACAATCGCCGAAGGACTGGCGGGGCGAGTAGGACTTGTTAACGCTGCTTGGTATGCGAGACTTACGGTAGTCGCGGGGCATGACCAATAAATTTGAATGTAGTCGCCCGCAACAATATCCAAAATCCAAGAGCAAACTGACAATTGAACGTTGTTGGCCCCGCCAACAAATTGAAGGTCTTGACCCGAGTTAGCAATATTTGAACCGTTTTTAGCCAGCCAAACGCTAACGACAGGATTGCTGCCCGTAGAATTTATATACGCTAGCTCGTTAATTATGTGATATTGACCGGCGTTGGCAAATGTAATGCGGTTGCCGCTGACAACAGACACGCCATTGGACAACACAGCCGAAGAATCTAATGCTACAACATTCGCAACTGTGGCCCCGCCATTGGCTTGGTTGGTAGTGCTGATTAGTAAACCGTAGTAGCCCGCAGAGCCAACGCCGCTAGAAATGCTTGACCAAGTAGGGGCGCTGGTGCCGGTCGATTGCAAATATTGGCCAACGGTACCCGCTGAAGTAAAGCCGTAAGCCGTGCCCGTGCCGTAGGCAACTGCGCCCGCCGTGGGCGTGGCCGTGCCGTTTGTGCCACCATAGCCAATTGCAAGCAACCCGCCCAGCGTAACCGCGCCTGTAGTGGCCGTGGCGGGGGTAAGGCCAGTGCTGCCGCCAGACCAGCTTAAAACGCCTGTATTTGACAGCGTGACATCACCCGTGGTGCTGGACGCCGATATGCCGGTGCCTGCAATGATGGACAAGACGCCGGTATTGCCAATGGTGACATTACCAGTAGCGCCAGATACCGAAATGCCCGTGCCAGCGATATTAGACAGCACGCCCGTATTGGCTACAACAATTGTGCCCGCGCCGTTGGTGACAGAAATACCCACGCCATAACCGAGCGTGTTAAGCGTGTAGCCCGTGCCGTTACCAATTAACAGTTGGCCGTTGGTTGGAATCGTGCCCAGGCCGGTGCCGCCTGAGTCAACGGGAATAACACCCGTGCCTGCGCCAAGAATGTTGTACAGGCTGTAAAACCAACGATACCATTCACGCGAGACTGCGCCCGTGCGCTCGTCAACCAACGACACTCGCGGGGGCGTGATCTGGGTTTCGTTGGCAAAAGTCATGAATTGGTCGGGCT